AAATCTATATAAGGCGCACCAAAACCCTCAACCAAGTGGCAAAGCTCCGCTATGACGAGGCTATGCTATGGCTTGAAAAAATAGCCAAAGGCGAAATAGAAGTCGCCCTACCCAAGCGCCTCAAAGATACCGATGGCGACGGTACCCCCGATACACCTACCCCTTTTATGAAGCTCGGAGGGCGCAAAACCTATAAAAACCACTGGTGATTATGTCTAACAACAACTTTACAGAACTCCGCAAAAAGCTTGAATCCCTCGCACGCTTGGTAGCTAATGATGTCCCCATTGTCCTTAAAACAGAAGGGCTCAAGTTTATTCAAAAGAACTTCCAAGATGAGGGGTTTAATGATGATGGCTTACAGAAGTGGCAACCTCGCAAAACTACCGATACACGAGGGCGAGACCTTACTCGTTACCGCTCGGATAGGGTAGGCAAAAAGGGCACCCTTACCTCCTTTGGCAAGCGTAATCAGGGGCGTGCTATCCTTACGGGGCACAATTCAGGAGGCAACAAGCTGCGCAATTCATTTAGGGCACGTACCGAGAAAATGAAGGTTACCTTCTACACCCATAAGGAGTACGCCCGTAGACATAATGAGGGGTTAGAGGGTATGCCTAAGCGCCAATTTATAGGCTACTCCAAAACCTTATTTAATAATATAAAAAAGGAAATAGACCGTTTATTCAATCAACTACAATAATGGCAAAGCAACCCCATAAACAACGTATAGAAAAGAGTGTTACCCTTAGCGGTAATGCCCTTAATAAAAAGGTACATTTGGGCAAAAATACGGCTCAAAATATTCAACAGGTAACTAATCTAATGGTGGACATCATCAAGCGCCAACGCAGGCTATGGCGTACCGAACTCAACCATTGGCACTCGGCTCGTTATGCCCGCTATAGTGTCGACTACCCTCGTACTTACCCTTTGGAGGAGGTATACCAGGATGTACTCCTCGACGGACACCTCACGGGTATCACCGAAAACCGTACTTTGCGAACTACCAATAAGGACTACGTTATCGCCATCGATGAGATTAAAGACGACACCCTAACCGAGTATATCAAGGATAAACAATGGTTTGAAGACTTGATCGAGTTCGCTCACCAAAGCATCTATCACGGGCATTCTCCTGTATGGATCAAAGAGGTAACCAAAGGCGAAATCAAAGCTGTAGAACTTATTGATAGGGGCTTGGTAATCCCCGAAAAGCACGTACTTTTAAAAGACTACGATGCTACCACTGGCATAGACCTACGAGATGTACAAGAGGTAGTATTAGTAGCACAATTCTACAAGCATTCGGGGTTGCTCGAAAAAGCTGCACCATACGCAATACTCAAACGCCATTCGTGGGGCTCTTGGGACGAGTTCGAGGAGCTGTTCGGTATTCCTATCCGCATTGCCAAAATCGCCTCGCATAGCGACACCGTAAAAGAGGAAGTCGCCCAATGGTTAGAAGAGATGGGCTCGGCTTCCTACGGAGTATTCCCCATAGGCACCGAGGTAGATATTAAGGAAAACAGTAAAGCCGATGCTTTCCAAGTGTTTTACCGCAAAATTGAAGCCTTGGACAAAGAACTCTCCAAGCTCGTGTTGCACCAAACAATGACCACCGAGAACGGTAGCAGTAAGGCACAAGGCACCGTGCACGAGAACACCTTAGAGGAGGTAGTCTATGCCGACGAAAAGAAGATGTTAGCTTTCCTCAATAATCAGCTTTTGCCCGCTATGCGTGCCATTGGCTACTCTATACCCGACAATGCCAAAATAGCCGAAGAGAAAACCACAGACCCTAACAAGCAAATCAGTATAGATGGCGTACTCTTAGGGCGTGGCTATATTCTTACCCAAGACTATATAGAGCGTACCTATGGGGTGGAAATAGAAAGTATGCCAACCTCCTCCCTTTCTCCTAAACCAGACGATAACCCCCAGCACTAAGCCTACTCAAACTACATTATCACACCCATTGTTGCCCAGAGCACGAGTACATAAGGCTCAGCAAGGAAGACAACAACTTGAGTAGGCTTATAGAGGGGTACATACGTGAGGCTTTTGAAGAGCGTGGTATAAGTGAAGCGCAAAGCAAAGAACTATGGCAATACTACTACAAGCACCTAAATAAAGCCTTAGCAGAGGGCTACAACCCTACTATTGAGGAAACTAATACCGAACTCGTAACCTCACTAAAGCACAACCTTGCCCGCTTCTCTGCATTCAAAGAAACGAGCTTTAAACAGCAAATAGAAGCCTCTTTAACTAAAGATGGTAAGGTGCTTTCGTGGCAAGAGTTCAAAGCCGAAGCCAACAAACTGAATATAGAATACAATAGGCGTTGGTTGCAAGTTGAGTATAACCAAACAGTAGCCAATGCCCTCTCAGCACAAAAGTACGAGGAGTATATAGCCAACAAACGTATATACCCTAACCTTACCTATCACGCGGTGCACGATGAGCGAACTCGTGAAACACACCGCGCCTGGGACGGGATTACGCTACCCGTAGAGCATTCTTTTTGGAAAACGCACCTACCCCCTAATGATTGGGGTTGCCGTTGTTACGTAGAGCCTACTGCTGACCCAGTAACAGAAGGTGTACACGCAGAAGACGTACCTATAAAAGAAGCCTTTGCTAATAACCCTGCACTTTCGGGTGAGATATTTCCTATAATACCCTATGCCAAAGGAATGAGTGAAAAAGCCATTGAAACAGTAGAAAAACTGGTGGAAAAACGACTTAAAAAGGAGAAGGCTAAAGCAAAAAGAGCAGAGGAAACGTGGCAAACCATACCTACTGAAAAAGGTACGGTGAGGGTAAGTTCATTGCACGGTAAAGATGAGAAAGCCGAAAATGTAGAAATAGCCTCTTACTTAGCTAATAAATATGGCTATGAAATAGACCTTATAGAAAAATCAAACATACCAGGGGTGAAAAGTGCCGATACACTCAATAAAACATTGAAGATAAAGCAGGAGTACAAACGTATTCATAAGCCTACTAAAAGTGCTGTTGATAATGCCTTGAGGGGTACAAAGGAACAAGCTAAACACATTGTATTGGATATTAAAACAGACATATCAAATGGAGACTTGCGCGATAGTATTCAGGATAGGGTAAAACGTTCTACTTGGATTGAGGAAGTATTAGTTATTAGAAATGGTATAGACAAAACCTACTTAAGGGAAGACATACTTAAAGAAAACTGGACTCTGTAAAATAAAACAGGCAGGTAAATATGAGTTACTTACCTGCCTGAGTCGGGGTCGAGAGTTTTCTTATGTAGCCTCCCAACCAATTTGTACTGCAAAAGTACAACTATTTTTTAAACTACCAAAACTATTTTCAACTTTCTGCATATACCCCCTCATAAGAGAGAATAGCTTCTACAGTACGAGGGGATAAAAATACCCTACCTGCTACCTCCTCAATTACGGCATCTATACGCCATTGGGGGTACTTGTTAGTAAGCTCACCAAAAAGCTCACGTATCTTTTCATTACGCCTCTGTAGGCGTTGTTTCCGTTGTTTTTGACTTATAAGTTGCATAGCCACTAAGAGAATAGAATATTATGGTGCAAAAGTATAAAAAAGTCCGCTTATATGCAAGCGGACTTTTTATACTATTACTCCCATCGCTTTTGGTTTAGGTAGGTTTCGGCGTAGGGCATTGCAGTACCATCAAGTTTCTTTTTAGACTTTTCTTTGTCAATCCCTATGAAGGCTGCGATAACCTCTTCGGGCTTGAGCTTGTCGAACTTCTTTTTGGCAACTGCTTTAGTGCCGATTTTGCCGTATGCCTCCCAAAAGTCATCAAAGGTTACTGAGGCGGGCGTCTTCTCAATGCTGAAGTACTTTCGGAGGTTGGCGTCGCTTGCTAATATAGCAATACGATCTTCATTATAGGGAAAGTAGCGCACAAGCCAATGCCACTGTTCGTTTGTCGGGGGCTCTCCTGTACTCTGTAAAGTAGTTAGGTTTCCCTCTAAATCATATTTAAACAAATACTCAATTCGAGTGTTTTTCGATTTAAAAATATAGGTTGTTTCCATTAGGCTAATTGTTCGTTAATATCATAGGTGATTTGCAGAAGGGTTTGGCGTTCGTATTGTCCGTAGTGTTCCATTGTAAGGATGTATCCTAAGAACTTTTCTAACATATCGGCTTCGTAGAGTTTGAGCCAAAACCTGCGTTGTTTTTGTGTGGTGAAGCTCATATAAAAGCGAGTTACTTTTATGGTTACTTCTCGCATTATGCTGTAAAGTACACGTTGCTCACGGTTGTTGAATAGGGGTTGCCCTATGAAGGTGGCGCGGGCAAGGACTTCAGCTTGGTCTCGTGATAAGGTAAGAGCGATTTTCATTGGTTTTTATAGTTTAATTAAGTAAGCAGGTCTTAAAATAAAGCTGTTAAACTCAAACCCGCATAGGTGATGTTTGTCTTTTTCTACGTATTGTGCAAAGGAAATGTTAAGGGATTTGCATCGGGGGTACTCTTCATTAAGTTCATTGGCTTTTTCGATGATGTATTCTTTTATTTTATCCAGATCCTTTGCTTGGTACAATTCACCGTCCATTTCTCTGAGAAAATAGGAAAATTGCTCTTGTAACTTATTCTTAGTTTGTATGCCACCAACTAAATGGCAAAAATAGTGTGTAGGTGTTTCTTTCATTTTAAATGATGTTTAAAGGGTTATTCTAAATATAGACCTGTAGTCACTTGTTGGTTGTATTTACCACCTTCAACTCCGTGAAGGATAATTCGTCTTTTTATTTCTTCCTCACTAAGGCGACAAGAGCTCTTTTGTGATTGATGATAAATACCCGAACGAATTATGTATAACGAAAAAAAACTTGCTTGCATTTCCTGACGGCGTTTGTTTTTAGTTTTGGTAGTTCGGCAACGATTGACTATTGGCAAGCCGTGTTTGCGCCATTGTTGGTTTAGATGTGCTTTGAAATAGCCGTAGGCACTATCTAATGTTACCCAATCTAAGTAGGGCATCTGTATTGAAAATTCTTTTACGCCACTACCTTTAATGCGGTAAATTTTGTAGCTTTTATCCTTAAAGAAGTAGTTAATGAGCTGCATAAATAGCCATTGGTCTAAATCAGAGGAGTACTTAAAGTAATACTCTTTTTCTGTGATACTATTAAGCTCGTCTTCTGAAATGTTATACTTCTCAAGCAACTTGTTTAGCATTTTCTCTGCTGATTGCTGTTCTCCTGCTATTCCTCGTTTTACAAGTTCGTAGACTTTTGTGATTTTTTCTTTTATTTTGTCATTCATATTGTAATTGTTTTAGTAATTTACCTGTTTATACATTCCACTCTTCTTTGGTGAGTTGTGCTCCACAGTCCTTGCAAAATAAGGCTGTTACTTCTACAGTGCAGTAGTGGGCAAGGGTGCGGAGCTCTTTATGCTTGTGGGGGCAGGTGTGAGCTGCACAGGCAATTAATTTGCTAATTTTCTCATTGGCTAATTTTCTAACTTCTTTCATATCTCTGTGTTAGCATTTTCTCGAATATGTTATTGACCTTGCCGACCTCACTGGGGGTGAGGTTTTGGAGGGTGTTTTTGAAGGGGTTTTTGCTACTACAAAACCATTTACCAAGGCGTTTGATGTCGGCGTACTTGGGGTTGGCTTCGTCGCGCCAGCCGAGTTCGTGGCATAGGGATAATAACTTTAGGTGTTGCTTGTTTTCGATATTAAAGTAGGCGTGCATCTCGAAATGGTAGCCAAGGTGCTGGGCGAGGGTGAAAAACTCGTCTTCGGTGAGGTTCTTGGTGCTGGGGAGCTCTCTGCCAATAAAGCTACATACGAAGTGTAGGCGGGCTTCTCTGTCCTTAAAGCGTTTGCCTAAAAGGGTTTGCAAGATACGAATCTGATGAGGTTTTATTGTGGTTGTCATACATTATTCTTTAAAAAGTTCTCGGTACTTAGTTGCTGTTATTTCGGTACAATCGTTAGGAATGATAATATCTGTCCAATCATCATCAATGGTAAAACCGAAGTATTTATCATTATCGCCGTCAAATCCTATACTTTTACTAAAACCTTCGTCCCAACCTATGCAGGCGTTAAGTTCGGCTTTTGTTACAGTTATGGCTTCGTCAAAGTCGGCTTGTATGGCTTTTCCTTGCTTTATATTCAATCGGGGCATATACTCATCTTTCCCTTTGATTTGCTTCCATACTTTGGTGTCTATAGTAGCACCTTTGGGGAAAATTACTGATGATATTCCTCCTGCTACTACCCAGCGGTCTCCTCTCCACGAGGTAAAAGCATATTTTTTGGCTAATGCTTTTTGATTTTCAAAGCAAACATCTAATTTGTCGGCTATCTTCTGAAACTTTTTGCCTGTTTTACTGTTTTTTTCTGTTATAAAATACATTTTTAAATGGTGTTTAAACGTTGTTTAAAAATAGCTCCTCGCCTTAGGAGGCCTCATAAAAGCGTCCTCTTATTACTAACGGCATGCTAAGGGCGGGAGCTTTTTTTAGCTACCGAGATAGCTAAATAGTGTTATGCAGTGGCTTGCTCTTCGTACTTCTCGTGTACTGGGAAGAGGTGCTTAATATCGGTACCAGGGGGGAAGTCTACCGATGAGAGCGATAGGGGGATATTGCACTTTTTGCCTTGCTCGTCAATGGTGTTGGCTTCGATATAGAACGCTGAACGCTGTGGACGGTAGGCTTGAGCAATGATGTTTACAGCATCGGTGAAAGCGGGGCTATTAAACTCTTGAGCGAGCTTTGTTAGCTCAAGTACACGTGAGGCTTTGAGGTTGCCTTTGGCGTCCTTTTTTAATAGGCGGTTGATGACATTCACAAGTCGGGCACTATTGTCATCTTTGGCGAGGGAGGCTATAAAGTCGCGGACTTTTTCGATGCCGGCGTTTACGGTGTCGTCCCAATTGTCGATGACGCGGAAGCCATAGGTGATGGTGTTGCCGTGCTCATCGGTGAAGGTGTGGCTTTGCTGGTCGCCCTTGACCTCGTAGACCTCGTTTTTGGTATCTAAGAGAATTTTGAGGGCTTCAAAGGTATGTAGCTTTACTTCTGCCATTTGCTCTGAATAGGTTTGCAGCTTACCGATGATTTGTGGTATGGCTTCATTGACGAGGGCTTTATAGGCTTGTCGGTTTTCGTTTTGGACTTGCTCGCGGCGTTGTAATTCTGCTTTGAGTTCGTCGGCTGTAAGGTGTGTTAAATCTACTGTCATAATTGATAATTGTTATTTGTTATTTTCCATTTACTTCGGCTTTGTACAAGGGGTGTACGGCTAAGGGTAGCCATTGGGCGGTGCTGTCTTGCCATAGGAGTTCAAGGGTTTCGGGCTCGTAGCGAAAGGCGGGAGGTAGCCAATGGTTTTGTTGTATCCAGTTTTGTAGCTTCTGGACTAAGGTGGGTACTTTATCGGTGTGTCCTGCGCGGTATTGGCAGGTCTGTAGCCGTTGCTCGAAAGTGAGTATTTGTAGGAAGGTGTCGAGGGCAAGGGCTTCGGTGTATGCTAAAAATCTATTTTTCATAGTTATTCTGTTATTAGTTTGCCGTATTTTTTGAGGTCTGCCCACCAAGTTACATTATTGCCGCTAATGCCTTGAGGTAGATAGCGAATGGGGCGTTTTTGTTTTTTGGCGGTTTTGAGCAGCTCTTGTGCGTGCTCTCTGAGCTTGCGGTTGATGTAGTCGTAATCGCTGATTTCGTTAGGTTCTAATCTCATCTTGTGTTCGGTTTGTCTTCGCTTGGTGTTCGCTTGGTGTTCGCTTAGTGTTCGGTGCGAGCCGTACGAGCGGTTATTTTCTTTAGGAGTACACTGGGGTAATATTGCAGGATATTTTCTGCGTAGATAGTGATGAGCAGGAGGACGTCGTCGGCATTGAATAGGGTGATGTCGTTGCCGTAGAGGCGTTCGATGGTTTTCTCCACCTCACTGTACCACTGATCGTCATACCAATTGAGTAGGGTGTCGTGGGTGATGAGGGTTTTTAAGTGCAGCCCTCTACCTATGGCGGTGTTGCATAGATTGGTGCACCATTCGTTGTAGAACTCATAGCGGAGGTTTTCGTACTGCAGGTAGGTGAGCCCTAATTGGTGGGCGAGGGCGTGGCGATAGGTGATTTGTTGGGCTATTTTATTCATTGTTAGGGTGTTTTTAAGAGTTTAAAATCGCGTTCTTGGGCTTTTTCGGCTGAGATGAGATAGGGTTCTAACTCATTGGCTCCTGTACGTGTCTTTTCGATGTAGGCTCGGAAGTCTTTGACGAATATACGGTTTTGACTAAGCCAGTAGAATTTGTTGGCAACGGCTCCTTTGGGGTTTCCCTTACTATCGGTTTGTGATATGCCAATAAAAAGGGTGTTAGGAAATGCTTCGATGAGCTTATTGTATAGGCTTGCAGGCTTGCCGTCAAAACACTCTTGTATGCTGTCAATAAATACTATTTTAGGTTGTTGTGGACGGTCCAGTCGTAGCATCATTTTGTCTACATATTCTTTTTGTACGCTGTAGCGTTTTCGGTGCTGTTTGAGCCCGTAGCGGTCGAGGTTTTCAATGAGTGATAGGCTGCCACACTCTTCTAAGGAGTTGTATAGTACCTTTTCTTTTTGGCAGAGTTCTTTCATTAGCTGTAGGGCGTAGGTGGTTTTGCCGTGCCCTGAGTCGCCATAGATAAGGAGGCTGCCGCTTCGTTCTACCTTGCCGAGATGGTTTGCCCATTGGGGTGATAGGTCGATTGTTTTGTACTTTTTGCGCGCTAAATCTTCGTAGGTATAGGCGCGGGGTATGATTGTTTTTTCGTTATTTTCCATCATTGAGTTGTTGTAGGCGTTGCTTTTCAATTTCGGTGCGTACTTTTCTGAGACTTCCTGCGGTGTTAGCGTACATTTGTGCAGGGCTGATAGTTGAGCCATTGGCTTGGCTTACTTGTGCTATTTGGCTGAGTAGGAAGGCTTCGATAGCTTCTTTATCAGAGGGTGGACTTACACGGCTATACTTGGAGCCATAGCGGTCGAATATTTCGGCATAGCCTACTTTTTTGATACCCTTATTACGGTCGATTTTAGCCTGCAAGCCGTCTGCTCCCATCATATACCAACCGCAAACATATTCGGTAGCATTCCA